CGTTCTTTTTGGAGCTGGCTATTGCGTTTAGTGTGGCTGTCACGCCTTCCGCGATTGCGGGCGTGAGCACGCGGGCGGCTGTCAGGTGAGCTAAGCACTCAATCAAGCGTGCATGTTCTGGCGAAGCGCTGGCTATCTCTGATAGGGGAGATTGGCTTGGAGAGTCGTCCGCATCAGCGTATGTCTTCGGGCCTTCGCCAAAAGCTAGCCACCAGAACCGATAGCCGGTGAGCTCTGCGATTCCCCTTAGATTGTCCAGATTTATTGATCCTCGCCGCTTCCAGTTCAGAACTGAAGTTCGGGCAACACCGAGCCTTTCGGCTATCTCGTTCATGTTGAGAGGGCCGCTTTCTACTGCTTCTTTGAGCCTGCTGGCTCTGGCGTTTTCGGAATCGTCTTTCATGAGCGTGATGTTAGCCTTTAACTAATTATCAAGTAAGTCAAACCTCTGGACATGATGCTAGCCTTTAGCTACTATCCGTTGGCTAGCAGGAGGGTATCTTATGGCTATAGAGATCGTAGAAAGGCTTGCCGAATGCCTCGGTAGTAAGGCTGAGCTTGCGAGGGTTTGTGGTGTTCGGGCGCCAAGTATTCATGGTTGGGTGCGTATTCCCGATTGTCATGTGTTGAAAATTGAGTCCGCCGTTAAGGCCAGGGGTGGCGGTATAGATCGCTATGCAATGCGTCCCGACATATTCGGCGAGTCTCCTCAGTCTATCGAGAACAAGTCTGTCGCATAACTAACCAGCTGGATGGGGCTAAGTATGAGCGTGTCATTAGAGAAATGGGTTGAGGCAGCGGTGACCGTTGCGGACGCCGAGAATATGAAAGACGAGGAGGTAGTGCCAACCTGGCCGGAATTTTGTGTAGAGCGTTTTCCGGATCTTTACCCGCAAATGACGGTTGGGGCGTTGAGGGAGTTCTGGGCTGCACTCTCTCATCGGGGTGAGCCGGAGGCATGGCTTGCCACATCTAAAAATAAGGGCTGGAAGCTGGTGCCAATTGAGCTAACCCGAGATATGCGTATGGCATTCCATGAGGCGCATGAGCTTTTCGAGGATGGCGAAGAGGTCGAAGGCAGCCCGGATGATGAATGGCGAGCGATGCTTGATGCAGCCCCACAGCCGCCAGTTGAACACCGTAACGCTGAATTGCAGGAGAGCTCCAAATGAGTAGCCTTTGCCCGAGAGCGCGCCTTGCAAAAATGCTGGGCGCTGCGCTGTTTATTTCAACCTTTGGTCATGCCTCGCTGGTTGGCGCGAAAACCCGGCAGATGCTGACGGGCTCCTTCCTTGATCTGACAGACGCCGAGATCAACCTTTTAGCGAAAGAGTTGCTTGTGGAGTGCCAGGTGGCGCTGATTGAGGCTAACGGTGTGAACGAAACCCGAAAGCTTCTCTTTGCAATCGCCGGCACTCCGCTGCATTTAGCGAAGGAAAAAGCTGATCGCCTTATAGGTGTTCATGCTGCTCAGCTAGAAGCCGTGCCTCTTCCGGAGATTGAGCGGATTTTGAGAGATCAAGACAACCGCCGTCGGGAAATTCATGCACGCCAATCACGCAGTAGTGAAAACCGTCCTCAAGTTCAATCACCTGGCCTACCGTGATCTCCTGATCGGTTTCGTAGGTTGGTTGGTTCGCGTCGTCTGCATCGGCGCGGTAGTGCAGGCGGTATTCCATTGGGCTTCTCCTTTCCATGTGTGAGGCCCTGAAAGTACCAAAACTGTGAAGGACAAACCATGAACAGTGCACAAGCGATGAATCAGACGCGCCCGAAGGCAGGAGGCTGGCATGCGTTCACAGTGGAATGATGATGAAGATGCCGCCCTGCAGGGGCTTACGCCGGGGGCCCAGATAATCTATCTGAGGGGCTTTCGGCGATACATGAACTACGCAACCGGTATTGCGGGCGGGCATGCTCGCAAGCTGTCTTATCGGGCGCTAGCAGAGCTGATTTCGGTTGATCCGGATTGGGGTAGTAAGCGCCCGCGGTGTGAGTCGCCTTCTCTGGGGTATGTGCGGGCTCGTGTTGCAGAGCTGGAGCGGGCGGGGCTGGTGGTAAACCATGGCTCCAGCCGTGGCCGGGGGCTTGTTTTTAAACTGCCGTTGGCTGATGCGGGATTAGTCCGTCCAGAAAAGGAACAACACAAGGAGCAACACAAGGAACAGCACAGGGAGCTGCATAGCGATAATGTGGTTAAGCTACCGAAAATACAGGATGTTTCGCCGTTAGAGCAGCACGGGAACAGCGCAAGGAGCAACACAGGGAGCAACACAAGGAACAACACACATCTGTATAACTCTACTGTACTTAACTCTACTAACGCGGGTGCGCGCGATGATGAGGGTGGTTGGGTTGACGACTTCCTGCCCCAAAAGCCTGCCGAGTGGGGTTCGTTCCTGGGGCGTGAACGGCAGTGGGCGTATCACAGGGTGTCCCGGCCAAAGCTGTTTGCCGTGTACCAATGCTGGACTCGGTGGGCTCTCAGCATTGGTGATCTCAGGCAGATCATGGAGTGTGCAGAGGCAAATTTAGGGCGAATCCCAGATGGACCGGAGTATTACAAGCCCTTCGCTGAAAGCTATGCCCGGGAACGGGACAAGCTGAATCAAGCCATTCAGAACAACCAAGAGCGGAGTATCCATGGCACAGGTGCATCAGATCCAGAGCGTCGTTCATGGCGTGACGAGCGAATTGCAGTCCAGAAACAACTCACAGACCCCGGCTACGCACTCGACAATTGGTGATCGGTTCACGCGGGACCAGAAGGTTAAGGCGGTGCTGTTCTTCAATCGGTTGAGGTTGATTTATGGCCATCGGTTCGCTGTGCAATGGCCAGATGAGCAAACGGTAAAGCTGGCCCGTAGAGAGTGGGCTCGTGAGATTGATTCCCTGAGCCTGGAAGAGCTGGAAAAGGCTTTGGAGCGGGCGAAGGCCAAGCTGGTTGAAGGCGATGGAGAATTCTATTGGCCAGATGTGGGGCGCATTCTGGGGCTGGCCAAAGAGGGCAGAGCTGCTGCTCACAAGGTGTTCCGGCCGGCACTGCCACCCAGTGAGGCGGTGGTGGGTGCCCGGAAAAAGGCGGGCAGGCAGGGTATGGCTCGGGTGTGGCAGGCGTTAGGGGGTAGCCATGCTGAGTGATACTCAAAACCGGTTGGTTGCGTGGGGGCATTGGGTGAGAGCGGGTGGTGTTGACCTGGGCTGTAAGGGTGTGAAATTGGCCGTAGGTGGTAGTGTAGCCATGCCGGTGTGTGCCGATGATGATGCCATGAGTGTAGACAGGGCGGTTGCCCGTTTGAAGCAACGGGACCGTGATATGGGGCGGGTTGTGGTGATGGCCTACCTGAGCCAGTACAGCCTTGCGCGCATTGCAAGGGAGGCTGGAGTGGGTAGTCGGGAGCGTGCCCGGTACCTGTTAGGCGCTGGTGAGGCGTGGATAGACTGCGCTCTATGTTTCTAAAAGATAACATCACGATCAAGATGTTGACATTCTGCATGCAGAAAACTACTCTCTTTCCCGTAAGGTGCAGGAAGTGCATCTGAACAGTGCGTGAAACCTCTATTTGATACTCCTTCATACCCGGCCTGGTGCCGGGTTTTTTTATGGGTTCAGGATATGGCTCAGAAAGATATCTATTCCGATATTGAGGATCTGGAAAAAGCTATGGGTCAGATTAGCCTGCGCCCGGGCTCTCTTGCAGAAGCATTTCCTCGATCTCCTGAAGAATCTCTCGCTTCTGGAACTGAGGCGGTACTTGCTCGAGGATGCCGACCATGTACTTGTCGTAGGTTTCGCTCATCGCTTTTCTCTGCTCTGCAGGGATGTGTTCGAGGAGGGTGTAAAGCAGTGCTCTCTGGACGAGCTCGCGATTCATTAGGGTTAGGTTCGAGTTGTGGAGAGACTGGACGGCGTTCTCGAGTCTTGCAACGCGCGCTTCCAAATTGCTTTCGGTCATGGTTTCGGTTCCCTGATAAGTGATGTTTCCTGGCAGATTCGAGCTTAGCAGGCGGGCCATTTTTATTCGAGGTAGTGAGATGAACAGGCAACTCCTTCTGGAGCAACTGCAACGCCATGAAGGGCTACGGCTCAAAGCTTACCGTGACACCGTGGGTAAGCTGACGATTGGTTATGGCCGTAACCTGGATGATCGCGGAATCAGTGAGGACGAAGCCGGTTTCATGTTGGATAACGACATTGATCAGGTGGTGGCAGAGCTGGAGCGTATGCCGCTGTACCTCAGCCTGAACTCTGTTCGGAAGGTGGTTCTGGCCAATATGGCGTTCAATATGGGCGTGCCCACGCTGCTGGAGTTCCGGCGCATGTTGGGTGCGCTGGCTGAGAAAGACTGGGACCGTGCCGCTGCCGAGATGTTAGACAGCAAGTGGGCCCGGCAGGTAGGTGGTCGTGCGCAAGAACTATCTGAACTAATGCGGCGGGGTGAGGCCCCGCAATGAGTGAGGATATGAGTGATCGCAGAGGCTGGCACGTTGATAAGGGCATTCCCATTGCGGTGATCATCACTGTGGTGATGTTGGCTGTATCTATCTCACGGGATCAATCCAAGCAGGATGAGCGCATTTCCCTGGTGGAAACGTCTGTGCACATGCTGCAACAGGCAAGGCTGAATGATCAGGCCCGTACTGAAAAGAACTTTGATGAGCTGAAGGCAGACATCAAAGCAATGAACGCCAAGCTGGATCGGCTGATTCAGAGCGAATATGGCCGATAGCCACCCGAACCCAAGCCAGTGGTGGTATCACCGCAGGTTGATGGCCTATGCAAGCCTGTTGGGGTTGTATGTGATTCTGGCTCAGACATTGATGGGGACTGTCTCCCCAGAGCTGGTACCGCTGGCGCAAACCCTGTGCTGGGTGTTCAGTGCCAATCTTCTGTACTACTACGGCGGCAATGCTGTTGAAGCGTTGAAGGATAAGCAATGACGTTCAAAGTGAAGCTGCTGATTGTTGCTGTGGTTCTGGCTGCTGTTGGTCTAGGTGGCTGGACAGCGCGGGGTTGGTTTGAGGATGCCAAGCGCCTTGCGGTTGTTGAGGATAGGCAAGAGTTGGCAGAGCAGATCAGGGGTGATGTCTCGGGCATTGCCAAGTCGGTGGAATCGCGGCTGGGTGAGCTTCGAGCCAATGAGCGTGTTATTGATCGGGGAATCATTCGTGAGATTCAGAAGCCTATCTATCAGCGTGTGTGTGCTGAGCCTGCTGTTGTCCGCATGCTCAACGCAGCCCTTCGGGGGGAACCTGTCTCCGGACCAGCAGAACCTGTTGGTGAAGTGCCCGCTGGTACCGGCACAGCTCCGGAACGGACAGGGCGGGGAGATGGTGCTGGTGATTAAGGATGTCGCTGCTGTATATCAGGATTGTGCCACCAGGCATAACGGCCTTGTGGATGCATGGGAGCAGCTGAACTGATGCCGGTTGCAATCCCCAGGCAATGCAGGCAGCACACATGTTCTGCCACTACCACAGCTCGCAATGGATACTGTGATGGGCACCAGGCGTTGGCCAGTGGTTGGATGGATGAGCGCAGAGGCTCCAGTACTGAGCGTGGATATGGCGGCCGGTGGCGCAAGCTGCGTGAGCGGATCATGCGCCGGGATAAGGCGTTGTGCCAGCCATGCCTGGGCAAGGGGCGTGTGATGCCGGCTGTAGCTGTTGACCACATTGTGCCTAAGGCTGAAGGCGGTACCGATGCAGACGAGAACCTGCAGGCTATTTGCAAGCCTTGTCACAAACTGAAAACTGAAAACGAATCCAAGCGGGCGCGAGCAGGGCGGCGAGCCGGGGGGCGGGGTCGAAACTTTTGAGAAAAAATGGGCTCGACCGCTGCCTATCCGTGACTTTTTACGATGGCAAAATTGAGGTAGGGGGGGTATCCGAAAGGGTGCCCCTTTTTTTATGACTGCAGGACGTAGACCAAAGCCAGCACAGCTGAAGGTTCTGGAAGGGAACTTCCGAAAGGATCGAGATAGCCATGGTGCAAACGAGCAGCGGCCGATCGGCTTGCCGGATTGTCCGAAGTGGTTGCCGCGCTCGGCGAAGAAATACTGGTCAGAGGTTGGGCCCCAACTGGAAAAGGCCGGACTGATCTCCTTGCTGGATCAGGCGGCGTTTGCCGCGCACTGCGATTCGGTGGGCAAGTTTGAGGAGATCACCAAAAAGCTGAAGCGGCTGGAGGATATGGTTGATCACACGCCGCAGAACTATGCGGTGCAGTCGGTGTACTTCCAGATCCGCAACAAGCTTTGGGACCAGGTAATGAAAAGCGCCAACGAGTTTGGCCTTACGCCGGCCGGTGCCAGCAAGGTGAAAGCGCCTTCGCAGGGCCAGCTGGATCTCGGCGGGTTTGAGAGCATCTGATGTCCAGAGACTACGTTGCCATAGCGATGGAGTACATCCGCCAGGTGCTCGACGGTGAGATCCCGGCCTGTAAGTGGGTCCACCTCGCATGCAAGCGCCAGCTCAATGATCTGAAGCGTGAAGGCACGGCAGAGTTCCCGTACTGGTTTGAGCCGGCTCTGGCCAACCGCGTGTGTCAGTTTATCGAGCTACTGCCACACGTTAAGGGTGAATGGGCTCGCGAGCGTAAGCGTCTGGAGCTTGCGCCCTGGCAGATCTTCCGGTTGACCACCGTGTTCGGCTGGATCAACCAGGAAGGCTACCGCCGATTCAAGACAGCCTATAACGAGATGCCCCGGAAGCAGGGTAAGTCGTCGGAGACATCCGGCGTCGGTCTCTATCTGCTGACGGCAGACGGTGAACCGGGCGCTGAGGTGTACAGCGCCGCCACTACCCGCGACCAGGCGCAGATTACCTGGAAGGACGCCAAGCAGATGGTGGATCGCACACCGGGCCTGAAGGCGCGGTTTGGGGTGGCGACCAGTTCCCACACGGTTTTCGTGGAGCAAACCAACAGCGTTTTCAGGTCACTGAGCCGTGACCAAGGCGGCAACCATGACGGTCTGAACGTTCACGGTGGTTTGATCGATGAGCTGCATGCTCACAAAACCCGGGAGATTTTCGACGTTATCGAGACGGGTACCGGTGCCCGTAAGCAGCCATTGCTCTGGCTGATTACCACGGCAGGTTTTAACCGTGCCGGCATCTGCTATGAGCAGCGTGCATACGTGACCAAGATCCTGGAGGGCGTGGTTCAGGATGAGAGCTATTTCGGAATCATCTACACGATCGACGATGATGACGACTGGACAGACCCGGCCAGCTGGGCAAAGGCCAACCCGAACTGGGGTGTTTCGGTTAACCCGGAGGACATTGAACGCAAGGCTCGTAAGGCCATTACGATGGCGGCCGCGACCAACAACTTCCTGACCAAGCACCTGAACGTCTGGGTGAACGCAGACACTGCCTGGATGGATCTTCAGGCGTGGGAGCGCTGCGGCAATCCTGCGCTCACGCTGGAAAGTTGCGGTGGCCGTAAAGCCTGGATCGGCCTTGATCTGGCCAGCAAGATCGACATCGCCGCTCTGATGGTTGTGGTAGAAGACGACGATGGCGGCTTCACTACCTTTGGCAAGTACTACATCCCGGAGGATGCGGCGGAAGATGGCCGGAACCAGCACTATGCCGGCTGGGATCGGCAGGGGCTGGTAACGCTGACGCCGGGCCCGACAACGGATTTTGCGTTTATTGAAGGTGACCTGCGTGAGTTGGCCAGCCTGCTGGATATCCAGAGTGTGGGGTTTGATCCCTGGCAGGCAACCTATCTGGCTACGCGCATGCTCGAAGAAGGCCTGCCGATGGTTGAGTACCGGCAGACTGTGCAGAACATGAGCGAGCCAATGAAGACGCTGGAAGCGCTCACGCTGGAACGGCGAATCCGGCACAACGGCGATCCGGTGCTTACCTGGATGATGTCAAACGTAGTCGCGCACTTGGATGCCAAGGACAACATCTACCCGCGAAAGGAATTCCCTGAAAACAAGATCGACGGGGTTGTGGCACTGATCATGGCTTTGGGGCGTGCCATTCGCTCTGAGGGCGATCAGGTGCAGCCATCCATTTACGATACTTCGGACGTGACATGCTGATGACCATAATTACTTTTCTGATCGGGCTGGCGGGCGCTCTGCTGTTGGCCTTTGGTGCTTGGCTGGTGTTTCCTCCGGCTGGCTATATCGTTGGTGGGCTGCTTTGCCTGGTGTGGTCGTTTATGAGTGCTCGCGCTCTGGCTTTGAGGGATTTCCAGGCGGCGCGGAAGCCGAGGGGTGAGGGCTGATGTTTCTTTCCAGCTTTTTTCAGTCCACGGCTTCGGGCGGTCGAAATACTGGCAGCGATTGGGGCAACTGGGTTAGCTCTATGTCTTCACACAGTGCCTCGGGGGCTATGGTAAACAAGGACACTGCACTGGCGCTTACCGCTTTGCGTGGCTGTGTAACGCTGCTGGCCGAATCTGTAGCGCAGCTGCCGTGCGAACTATACCGCCGTACAGGCGATGGCAACCGTGAGCGGGCTACCGATCACCCTCTGTACGATGTGATCCACTCTCAGCCGAACCGTAAAGACACGGCATTCGAATATTACGAGCAAGCTCAGGGCGCGCTTGGCCTAGATGGCAACCATATTGCTCTGATCGATCGGGACGGCGCGGGTTATGTGCGAGAGCTGATTCCGATCAGCAATACGAAGGTGCGGGTGCTGAAGGGCAACGATGGTATGCCTTATTACCATCTGATTGATCAGAACGAGATTTTGCCCTCGCGCATGGTTCATCACATCAAGGGCTTTTCCCTGGATGGATACGTTGGTGTTTCTCCCATTGAAACCAACGCTGATGCCATTGGCCTGGCAATCGCGACAGAAGAGCATGCATCGGCTGTGTTCTCCCGTGGTACCACTATGTCTGGCGTGATTGAGCGGCCACGGGAGGCTTCGCCAATCACCGACCAGGCAAAGCTGGATCGATTGCTGAGCAAGTTTGCTGAACGGCACAGTGGCATTCGCAACATGTTCAGCGTAGCGATGCTTCAGGAGGGTATGACCTATAAACAGCTGGCCATGGACAACGAGAAGGCTCAGCTGCTGGAAAGCCGTAAGCATTCCTCGGTGACCGTGTGCCAGCTGTATAAAGTGCCGCCGCACATGATCCAGATGATGGACCGGGCCACGTTCAACAACATTGAACACATGGGCCTGCAGTTTGTGATCTACACGCTGCTGCCGTGGATCAAGCGCCATGAGGGCGCCATGATGCGGGATCTGCTGCTGCCATCTGAGCGCTCTGATCTTTACATCGAATTCAACGTTAGCGGGTTGCTTCGCGGTGATCAGAAGTCCCGCTATGAAGCCTACGCGATCGGCCGGAACTGGGGCTGGCTTTCTGCCAATGATGTGCGCCGGCTTGAAAACATGCCGCCGATCACTGGCGGTGATCGCTATCTCGCTCCGTTGAACATGGCTGAGCCGGGCAATTCTGCTAAAGCGCTGAACGCCACTCCTGACCAAATGAAAGAGATTGAGGACATCCTATGTCGCGCATGATCAATTATCCGCACGTCGCTTCCATGGTGTTCGGTGTGCCGCTGTTTGCCACACCCGCTCTGGTGACGGCTGTTAAGTCAGTGCTGGAGCCGCGCTTGCTCGGTAAAGATATTGAATCTGTTGATCGCCTCGCGCCGGCGGCGTTGATTGACGATGAGCAGAGGGTGGCAAAGACGGAGCAAGGCTCCACCCAGCTGGCCGTTATCCCGGTGCACGGCATTCTGGTACCGCGCCGGGGTGAGATCACCGAAAGCTGCGAAGAGCTGGTTTCTTATGAATTGTTGCGGGGCCAGATTGAAGCGGCTCGCCGGAATGATCAGGTCGCAGAGATTGTGCTGGATTTCCACACCGGGGGCGGCTCGGCTCTAGGCTGCAAAGAGGCTGCTGACTATATCCGTGTGGTCTCTGCCGAAAAGCCGATTACCGCCTTGATCAACTTTGCGGCGTGTTCTGCTGGGTACTTCCTGGCGGCAGCCTGTTCAAAGATCGTAGCCAGCCCCACTGCAATGGTGGGTTCCATCGGCGTGATCATAGAAACCTACGATGTGAGCCGTGCAGAGGAAGCGGCCGGCATCAAGTTCAATACTTTCTACCGGGGTGGGCACAAGAACGATGCATCTCCTCATGAGCCCATCAGCGAACAGGCCGCTCAGGAAATCGGCAAACGGTTGGATGCGGCCTATGAAATGTTCACCAATTCTGTTGCGGAGTATCGCGGCCTTGATGTGGGGGCAGTGATTGCGACAGAGGCGCGAGTGTTCTCCGCCAAGGAAGCGCTCGGGCTAAAGCTGATTGATGAAATTGCCCCCGCGCAAGATGCGGTAAATGCCATGGCGGCGAATTACCGACAAGCCGGGCAGGGCAGTGGTCGCCGGATATCGGCACAAGCCCATGCCCTGAATACCCAATGCCAGCTCTAGCCACGCGGCGGAGCAGCTAACCAGGCGGCCAATTGGCCGCCTTTTTTGTATCTGGAAAAACGAGGAAAGCAATATGCCTATGCCCATGATTGAAGAGCTCCGCCGCAAGCGCGCTGAGGTGAACCAAAAGGTTCAGGCCTTAGCTGCGGCCGAGCAGGAGTCTGGCGAACTGACAGCAGAGCAGTTGACGGAGTTCGACTCGTTGAAGGCGGAATTCGACCAGATCAGCCAGAAGATGGAGCGTGCGGAAGCTAT